TTACTGTGAGTGGAACGGATCTTTTATCTTATTATGTTTCATCTGCTAACAATATCGTAGTGGATGCGCTCCAGAACTTATCATAAATAATTTTATGATATTATCTATTTTGAGGGAAATTATATGACTGTTCCAGGCTCTCTTTATACGCCAACAATTCGTAAGACTCGTGCATCCGCGTATCTCCTTGAGCAATCGCTACTGTTCAACGACGACGACAGTGCGTACCTAAACCGCACACCATCTGTTGCTGGCAACCGTAAGACTTGGACTTATTCGGTTTGGTTGAAGCCAACTAGCGATGCAGTAGTATTTTTTCAGGCAGGTGTGGATTCGTCTAATTGGACGCAGCTAGTGTTTTCTAGTGGAAAGCTGTACTTGCAACATCAAGATGCAGGCGGCGGTTTGGAGTCTAATTTAAACACTGATGCTGTATTTAGGGATTATTCCGCTTGGTATCATATTGTTTTTTCTGTTGATACGACACTAGCGACAGCCGCTGATAGAATTAAAATCTATGTAAATGGCATTCAACAGACACTCACTATTACTACACAAATTAGCCAAAACGTTGACACTTTTATCAACTCAACAAACATTCACAGAATTTCGTCACACTTTAGTGGAGCTTACTACGACGGACTCATGGCTCTCCCAATCTTAGTTGACGGCGCTGCATTAGCACCAACAAGTTTCGGTGAGACTGACACAGATGGTTTTTGGAACCCGATTGAGTTTACGGGTGCAGATACTGTTGTATCTTTTGTAGATGGTTCTGGTCTTACTAAGATTGGAAACATGACAACAGGAGGTGGTTTAGCGACTGCATTCAACGGGAACACATCACTAACATCTTCTGCTGGCGCAGGGTTGAACGGGGTTACAGAAGCGTTCTGTGGTGTGGATCATGGTTCTGGTAATACTAAAAGCATTACAGAAGTCCATTTGTGGTCCTCAAATAATTATGGTTTTGAAGGTAGTGGCAGTGGTACAGAAACACACACAGTAGAGTTCGAGTTGCAGGGTAGTTCAGACAACTTCGCGTCTGATGTTAATGTACTTGGGACACAATCTATTGCTGAGAGTGGGTCAGGGCAGCTACAAGTGGCTATGACGGGGGGCGACATAACCAGCACAACCGCTTACCGCTACCATAGAATAAGATTTAACGTGAGTGACGATAGTTCCCAAGGGTTTTACGTTTCTGAAATACAGTTATATGAAGCGGGTACAGGCTTCGGCACCAACGGTGGTGCGTATGACTTCGCAGATAACACAGACTATGGGAGAGAGGCAGGTTACTTATACACCTCAGCTACTGACAGCTCTGCTTCTTTGTTTCGTGATGAAGGCTCTGCCTTCTCATTTTCTGGGCGTGATATAACAAACGTCACAGTTAACAGAGCTATGTCAGGAGAAGACGCTTCTAATCTTACAGGAGACTTTTCAGTCTCTTGGCGTACCGGACCGACTATGACCGCTGGTGGGCATTATGTTGTTGGTTTCTATGATATTGCAGAGGATGGTACTTTCTCCACGGGTTCTCAGTCTGGTAATTTAGGGGCTATGACCACCAGCTACCGTTTCCAACGTGGCGGTGAGGCGATCTACAGTGCGACTACAGAGGCTACAATAACCAACACAACTGGCGACTTAATGGAGATGAGGCGTGTAGGTTCTGCAATGACACTTTATAAGAATGAAGTGTTAGTACACACGTTCACAACAGGCACCTCTAACACTCTCAGGCTCGTCGTCGCAGCGGGTAAAACAGGAAATATTCTAAAAGACGTTACTATTGCTTACGGTGATGTAGTAGGTAATAGATATTATGCCAATAACTTCACCGCATCCGATCAACTTCCTGATGTTCCGACGAACGATGCTGATGAAGAAATTGGTAACTACACAACGCTTGACCCAAACAACAAAGCGAGTGGTGTAACCCTTTCAAATGGAAACTTAACAGTTTCGGGAGGCACCCCATCAACAGACCGTGCAGCGTTTAGCACAATAAAACTGAGTTCTGGAAAATGGTATTTTGAGTTCAAGTGTAACCCCAACAATAATGTTGGGGGATGGATTAACTCCAACTACAATCTAGTAACTAAAGATGTTGAGTGGAACGTAGCTGACAAGTGGGCAGTTTCTTATGAAACAGCTACCCTTATGCGAACACATTTGGACGGCGCGTATGCCGACCGTACAATATCGTCATTTGATGCAACTAATGACCGATATTGTATCGCGGTAGATTTAGATAATAATTACATCTGGCTTGGTCATTATGACGATAGTGCTGGCACAACTGCGTGGGTGGATGGTAGTGGCACGTTCCGTACTTCCGATGAACCGGGATTAGGAACAAACCCAACTGACACAATGGACAGTCCACCTTATCAACCATTTGCAGGAGCTAAACAGACAAACCTAACAACAGTTAACTTCGGCCAACAAACTTTTAGTGGCACAGTGCCGGATGGGTTCAAAGAACTCGCCACACAGAACCTACCAGACACACACCCACTCTACACTGGCACAGCGGCACAGTATCGCGCTGGTACGCAGATACAAACAAACGCAGCTTTAGGTACTAACACTTCTGGCTCTGAGAGAAACACAACTCAGCGACAAGAGATTGCTGCGTCTATTATGGCTGACGTTGACGCTGATTGGATCAGGGTTAAATTCGCTGCTCACACTTCCGAAGGTTGGGGAATGGATCAAGCCTACGTTGGTGAGAAAGCCAGTAGCGGTAATGCTTGGGACTTTGACGGTAATCAGGTGCAACTCACATTCAACGGTAGTGTTTCTGTAGTCGTTCCTGCAGGTAGTACAATGTGGTCAGACTGGGTGGCGTTATCAACAACAGGCTCAATCAATAAGATCGTTTCGTGCAACGTCACTAGCGACACGTCCAACGATGCAATGGCGCGGGAGATTGGTGTGACTGGTTACACTCGACATAACAAAGCAAGTTCCGACGAAGCGGGTACTACTGCGCCAACAGGCTACACCAGCGATGCAACCAACCTTGGCTATGTCAAAGCAATAGAGGTTCAGTAAATGCCAGACGAGTTCCAAGGCGCTGACGGTGCAACACAGGCAAGAGCGAGATAATTATTATAAATAAAAGAAATAGTGAAATATTATATTATGTCAACCAAGTAATTAAGGAGATATTTAAACATGGCTTGGGCACTTGTAGAATCAGGTAACGTAACAACAATTTATACACGACCAAAGGCAATCACACTCAATGACATTCAGCACCCACGTAATATTTTTACTGTATGGTCTGCTGCTGAACTCAAAGACATTGGTATCTATTCATATAATGAAGTCAATGCATCTGTTGACTCTCGTTTCTATACACAGGGTAGTTCTACAGTAGTTGTTGATGATGCCGCTGGTACAGTCACAACGACATATACACATAACGAAAAAGCACTTGAAGATACTACTGAAAAAGTAGTCACACAAGAAGCAGTTGATGAAGTACCAGCAGTTCTTTATGCAAATGGTGCTATTAAAACTGCATCAATTCCAGCAGTAGAAGAAGAATCCTATCTAAATATTATTTCAAGTGGACTAAAGTCACAGAAGAAAGTTTTAGTAAAAACAACTGCTGCTTCACTTCTTTCTGGTTCAGATTGGTTGGTAATTCGTGCTGCTGAAGGCGGTACTGCTGTTCCTGCTGCTGTTGCAACATATCGTGCTGCTGTTCGGACCACTTCTGGTTTAATGGAAACCGCAATCGATGATGCTGCTGATATGGATGCATTCATTGCTCTTCATACAGATACAGATGATGATGTCGGTGTTCTTAATGACTGGCCAGCAGTGCCAGCAATTTTAAGTTAACAAGGATAGAAAGTAATGGCTCTAACAAAAATCGAAAGTTCCAATATTGCTGATGATGCGGTAGGGAGCGCCCAAATCAACGTTGGATCTCTTGCAGGAGCCAATACTGTCTTTACACATCGTACTAACGAATTTAGTGTTGCTCAAACAGGTTCAATTAGTGCTCTTGGTTCAATTTCAGGAGCAAATACGATCAACTTAGCAACAAGTAACTATTTTAGTTTAACTGTTGGTGGTACATTAACACTTTCTAATCCATCTAATATTACTCCTGGTCAAGCTGGTTCGTTATTCATTACTTCTGGCGGGAGCTACGTAACATCGTGGGGTTCTTACTGGCGCTTTGCTGGTGGTGATGCACCAGTCCTTTCAACTGTAGCAAGTAAAGTTGATCGTGTAGATTATATTGTTCAGTCAGCAAATACGATTCATGCTGTGGCAACCATTGATCTTCTCGGAACATAATTATGCCTATTAGTAATTTTAATCAAGCAATGATGATGGGTGCCAGTGGTCAAAGTGGATTTGATGTTTTGGGCGCGTTAGTTGCTTCTGATTCAGTTCAGGCGGGTGAGAATGGCAATAGCGCCACAGGTGACGGCGGTCTGGATTCTTTTACAGTACCTTTTGGTGATGCAGATGCTGACCGTAAAATATTAATACTCTCTGGTGTTTCTGGACAAGTTACTTCTGCTTATGGTTTGTCAAGTATGACTATTGGTGGAATCACTGCAACTATTATTAAGTCACAAGTTGATCGACTGTATACTGGTGCTATACTTATAGCCGATGTTCCAACAGGTACTTCTGGGATATTACATGCTAATGTTTCTGGTACTAATAGAGTAAATTATTTTGGATTTCATTTATTGAGTCTTATTGGAAATTGGACATCTGGTTCAACGGTAGGTGCAAACTCGACCAACGCTTCTTCTCAAAACGTAGGATCAATTACCGTTCCAAAAGGTTCAACATTGTTTGTATCCATTCATACTCTTGGTAATGGTTCAGAGACCGCTACATTAACTTATCCAACAGATTTTAATGCAATTGCTGAGATACCTGGACCGCCAAATAATAGGGCTTCTGGCAGTTATAAAACATATGCAGGATATTATCAACCAAGTGTAGAAACAACCGTGTCACCAACATTTACATTCAACCAATCTGTTGAGGTAATATTAGTTTCAATGGCAGTATTAACACCTCCAGCATAATATATAGTTTATATAAATAGATGTAAATGACTGGAGTTTTTTATGGCTGTTCCAAACTCAAGACAAGCATTCAAAGAATATTGCCTTCGTCGGCTAGGTTCTCCTGTAATTGACATCAATGTTGATGACGAGCAGGTTGAGGATCGCATTGACGAGGCGTTGAAATACTATCAGGATTATCATTTTGATGGCACTGAACGTATTTTGCATAAACATATTGTAACTGCTGACGACAAGACCAATCGGTACATCACGATTCCAGAGTCGATCATAGGAATCAATACTATCTTACCTGTCGGGCAAGCATTACAATCTTCAAATCTGTTTAACATACGTTATCAGATTCACTTAAATGATCTATACGATCTTTCTGCAAGTTCATACGTTCCTTATTGGACAGCGATGTCACATGTGAGTATGCTTCAAGAATTATTTGTAGGTCAAAAACCCATAAGATATAATCGCCATGTTAACAAACTTCATATTGACATGGACTGGGATACTGATATTTTATTAGGTCATTATATTATTGTCGATTGTTATTCTATTACTGACCCAGAAACATATACAGATGTTTGGGGTGATCGTTGGTTATCTCGGTATGCGACTGCTATGATTAAACGTCAATGGGGTTCTAATCTAAGTAAATTTGAAGGAATGCAAATGCCTGGAGGGTTGACTTTTAATAGTCAAAAAATATATGATGATGCTGAAGCAGAAATTCAAAAACTTGAAGAAGAAATGATTAGTTCTTACTCTCTTCCGGTATCTGATATGGTAGGATGATCACATGCCTACAAATAAATATTTTACACAATATGCATACGGGCGCGAACAGGATCTTGTTGAAGATTTAATTATTGAATCTATCAAACAAACTGGGTACAGTCTTAAATATATTCCAAGAACAATTGTTCGTGATGATCCTTTATTTGGCGAAGATACATTGTCAAAATTTGACGATGCAATTGAACTCGAAATGTATATTAAAAGTGTAGAAGGATTTGAAGGTCAAGGTGATTTTCTTTCTAAATTTAATTTACAGATAGACGATCAGATAACATTTACGGTCGCTAAGAAAAGATTCGATCAGGCTCGGTCAGAAAAGTTGACAACAGAAGTCGGATACAATTATCTTTTAGAGTCTGCAAGCACTACAACTCCATCAAGACAAAGACTGAGCGAAGATGGAGCTACAGATTCTATTGTTCTTGAAACAGCAACAGCTGATGGATATAACATTACTTCCAATAGACCAATGGAAGGTGACCTTATATTTGAGCCATTCTCTCGTAAACTTTTTGAAATAAAATTTGTAGAGCATGAAGCAGTTTTCTATCAATTAGGTAGATTGCAGACATATGATGTTCGTTGTGAAATCTTTAACTACAGCAGTGAAGAACTTGATACTGGCGATACATATATTGATAGTATTGAAGATAAATATAGCACTGATATTTTATTCTATGAACTATTACTTGAAGATGATACTAAACTATTAGATGAAAGCGGTGGTTCTATTCTACAAGAATTTAGAATTGAAGCAACTCAGCCTACTGCAAATAACGAATACTATTCTGCAGCAGACCCAATATTCAATTCAAGCACAGTTATAGACTTTTCGGAGAGTAATCCGTTTGGTGAAATTGATCGGTATTAATTATGTTTAATCAACAATACTACCACGGAACGATACGTAAATATATTATAGCGTTTGGTAATTTATTTAATGATATTGTTATAGCAAGATTAAACACTGCTGGAGAACGTATACAAGCAATTGAAGTTCCTATTGCATACGGTCCAAAAGAAAAGTGGTTGGTACGTTTAAAGCAAGATCCAAACCTTGAGCAAAATGTAGGTATTACCTTGCCTCGTATAGGTTTTGAAATTATAAGTATGTCATACGCACCACAAAGAAAACTTGCTTCTACACTACAGAATGCACATTTAAAAACATCTGATTTGAATAAATTAAATACACAATATGTTCCTGTTCCTTATGATTTAAGTATTATGCTTTCTATTTTTGTTAAGAACGCTGACGATGGAGCACAAATACTAGAGCAGATTTTACCATACTTCCGTCCAGAGTTTACGACAAATATTCGACTAATACCTGAGATGGATGTTGTTGTTGACACGCCTGTTGTTCTTCAAGATGTTTCAATTGAAGATACGTACGAAGGTGATTTTGATACACGCCGAGCACTTGTATATAATTTGACCTTTAGTATGAAAGCATATATATACGGTCCAGTGTTTAATCAAGGAATCATTAAAAGATCTGTTACAAATATGTTTAATGATCTTCCAGAAAATGCTGGAAACAAAGTTGAAAAAATAACAGTAACACCAGCTCAATATGCAAATGGTGCACCACTCACATCACCATCTGCTAATGCGTCTCTATCTGTTGCAACAAGTGCAATCAGTGCTAACTCTGATTACGGTTTCTCGACTAATATAGACCAAGATCCTTTTAATATGGAGAATTCATAATGGCTAAAATGGTATCAAAAGTTGAATTTAAAGTTGTTCACAAACATAGAACAAGTATTGGTAACAGCCCACAATCTCGTCCAAAGAATAAGCATAAAAGAGCATCTTTGAAACGATATCGTGGACAGGGAAAATGAAAACAAATCTTGAGAAGAATATGGAAGCAATTTTTGATTTACCAACTGATACAAAACCAATGGCTGAAATAATTGAAGAAACAAAACAAATTACACCATTAGAAAAAATATCATCTACTGGTAATGATGAGGTAATGGATGACTATTATTATGCAAGAGAAAACTTAAAAGAAATTATTTCAAGTGCGCAACAATCAATTGCTGACCTCTCCTCGATTGCATCTACTTCTGAATCCCCTCGCGCATATGAAGTCTTGTCTACCATGATGAAGACGATTGTAGATGCTAATAAAGACCTCCTTGAACTTCAAAAGAGTGTAAAGAAACTTAAAGAAGAGGATAAAAAAGACAACCCTCAGAATGTTACTAACGCTCTTTACGTTGGTTCAACAGGGGATTTAATGAAGTTAATTAAAGATAATAATTAGTTCTTAAGCGGTACAATACCTATTATACCCCCATTATAAAATATGTCAATAGAAAAAGTGAAATAATGTCAGATACTTATCTTGCTAATCCCAATTTAAAAAAAGCATATGTACCGATTGAATGGACCGAAGAACAGGTCCAGGAAGTCATTAAATGTTCTAAAGATATTAGTTATTTTATTAAAACATATGTTAAAATTATCAATCTAGATCGTGGTCTTATTGATTTTGAGATGTATCCTTTTCAAGAGGATATGGCTAAGATGATTGATGATAATAGATTTACAGTTATTAAAACTTGTCGTCAGGCAGGTAAAACGACCACATCCGCAGCAGTTGTACTATGGCATGCATTATTCAACGAGTCGTATACGGTAGCGATTCTAGCTAATAAACTATCTACTGCCCGAGAGATACTTGCCCGTGTTCAGAGAGCGTTCGAATATCTCCCGAAATGGTTACAACAGGGTGTGGTCGTGTGGAATAAAACAAATGTAGAGTTTGAGAACGGTAGTCAGATAATCGCTTCTTCCACTGCTTCCTCTGCAATTCGTGGTTACTCTATCAACTTTCTATATCTTGATGAATTTGCATTTGTACCTCGTAATATACAAGATGACTTCTTCACTTCAGTTTATCCTACTATTATATCTGGTACAAATACAAAAGTTGTTATTACTTCTACACCAAACGGTTTTGATTTGTTTTATAAAATATGGATTAATAGTGTAGAAGGAAGAAATGAATATGCAAACTTTGGAGTTAACTGGTGGGATGTTCCAGGTAGGGATGAAGAGTGGAAAGAAAAAACCATTGCAAACACCAGCGAAGATCAGTTCCGTCAGGAATTTGAAGCTGAGTTTCTTGGTTCCGCTAACACTCTTATCTCGCCAAATATATTACGTTCTATAGCATTCACTACTCCAATATCAACACAT